AAAGGTGTTGGCTCAACTTGTCGAGCAGAATCGGAAGCGTCAACAGGCCGACAATCCTCGACCTGTGCAACAGCCGATGGTCAACGTGGGAGTACAAGTGAATGGAAATCCTCAGTCCGGAAGAACTCTCGCAAGCGCGATCCTTGAGCGAATCCGAATTGAGGGAGTTTCTGGCGTCGTTTCCGGCACATCTTCAGCGATTGATTGCGGCGGAGATCGATGAAGGGCAACCAATTCGGATGGGGTACACGGATTCCGAAAGCGCCCGTGTCGCCCAAATCCAAAACGCCAAGACCGCAGCGGCTCAGGAAATTGGACCACTACCAGATCCGGAAGATTCACAACGCCGCGAACGATGTGCAGCAGACAATCTGCTCTTTGCTGAGACATATTTTCCGAAGACGTTCTATCTTCCGTGGGCACCATACCAGCGACTGATGATGGATCGCTTTCAACAGGCTATTCACGACGGGCAGAAGGAGTGTCATGCCGTTCGTCGTGGTGGCTTGAAATCGACTTGTGCGAGATCGTCAGCAATTTGGGCCGCTGTCAATGGGCATCTTCGCTTTCCTGTGCTTGTTGGTGCAACGGACAAGAAAGCCAAAGAACACCGACAGAACATGTTCCGGATGATGGCATCATCGCAACTGCTCCTGCGTGATTATCCAGAATTGACGCCGCTCATTCTAAAGTGGAAACAGCCGAAGAAATCGTATCGTCTGGATGGCAGAATTTTGACCGTTGCTGTCAAGGATGACATGGGGCGCATTGTCTTTCCGGACATCTGGGACGCACCGTCATGCGAGACGCACATTTCCCCGTTTTCTATTGATGCCACAGATATTTCCGGGCTGTCGTATGTCGATCGGTTTGGAGTAACGATTCGACCAGACGGCATTTTGTATGACGACGTTCAAACACCGCAGACAGCTCGATCACCATCCCAGACCGATGAGCGCGAGCACCGCATTTCAACCACGTTTGCCGGGCTAAAGGGCGTTGGTCAGAAAATGGCTGAAATCATGGTTTGTACGGTGCGAAATCATGACTGCCTGACAATGCGGTTCGTGAATCGTGAACGCCATCCGGACTGGAACGGCGAGCTGCACAAGTCGGTGTTGAAGATGCCGACACGCATGGACCTGTGGGAGATCTACAAACAGAAGTTGTGCAGCGGAAGGACGCCAAAAGAGGGCAAGCAGATTGCTCAGGAATACTACGCCGCAAACCGCGAGGCGATGGATGAAGGGGCAGAGGTTGCGTGGGAACATGACATTGATGTGGGGGAAATTTCTGCGATCCAGTCGTTAATGACAATCTGGGCGCGTGATGCAGCATATTTTCGTTGCGAGATCCAGCAGGAAGGTGAAGTCCCGGTCAACACGTCCGGATTGAAACTGGATGCCACGACACTCATGGCGCGTGTCTCTGGAATTGAGCGAACAGAGATCCCAGAGAAGTCCAGTTATTTGACGGCATTTATTGACTCTCAAGACTCGGTTCTTTTCTGGATGGTCGTTGCGTGGGCGAAAGACTGCTCAGGCTGGATCGTGGACTATGGTACATGGCCAGACCAGCAACGATCGATGTTCTACAAACGGGACTTGTCTCACACGATCCTTGCAGCAAAGCCCGGCGCGTCATGGGAAGAATCGTTTGTCCATGCTCACAATCAGTGTGATGCGTTTCTGTTTTCAAAGTATCCTGAGTTAGACCTCGTGCTGAAGGACTGGTCCGACGGTCAGCACAAGGCCCGCATTGAATCGCAGGTAATGGCATCCGCGAACAAGAACAGAATCAGACCATCGAAAGGCTTTGCTCCGTCGCCGAATCGAAAGCCAGTGCACTTGTGGGGCGATGAACGCAAGGACCGGCAGAATGGAATGTTCTGGGTTGAACGCCGCTCGGAGTCGCCAGTGCATGTCCAGTACGACGTGAATCAGTGGAAGAGCCATGCAGCACGGCGATTGCTGACCACAGTTGGCGCACCATCATGCGTGTTGCTTCCTGGCACAGACGAAAAGGTTCATAGGCTGTTGGCGGAACATTTCACGGCGGAACAGCCAAAGCAGCACAGCGTTGACGGCGTTCAGGGCGTAAAATGGGAATTGCTTCCAGCTCGCGACAACGACTTCTGGGACTGCTTTGTCGGCAATTGTGTTGCAGCATCAATGATTGGAGTGGCACTGAATGGAGAACAGCGTGCAGGAACACAGCGGAAGGTATTCCAGTTGCCGGGAGGGGTGCGGCGATGAAGCGATGGTGCCTTGTTTGCGTGACCGAATATGAAGACAACCAACCGCTCGGCGGCTGTTGTCCGCGATGTGTTGCCGAAAGAAAACAGCGGTTAGTGGCAAAAACTGAAACTGGGGGAATGTCCTGCATCCATGATCCTGATAGGAGATTGATTCTTGGAACAGTCGAATGGCGCAGAATACTTCCATTTCGGACAGATGTGCGATGGTATAAAAAGCAGGGGAGCAACGGCGATGGCTGAGTGGCCATCATTTCAATTGCCAGGCACAGGGCTGCAATGCGGTCACTGCGGAGAGTTCTTGCCACGAGTGTTTCGCACAATCACAAGTCGCGGATTCATTACTCGGGAGCGTATTTGCCCGAAGTGCGGAAAGATCAACACGACATCCGAAAGGGTGCTGAACACCCGCAATCGAAAAGGGTCGTTTAATGATCCTGGCGAAAACACTTGACGCAATCCGATAGGATGGTATTCTTCCACCATCGTCACTCGGGCAGGAGTGATTTAGGTGATCTTGGCAGAAATGCCACAACTAACCCTCGCATGAGCCTGCCCGCTTGTGCGAGGGTTTTTGTTTTCTTGGAGGGTATCATGATAACGTTTCGACTGGAGACAATCACGCCAGAGTTAGCTGAGGCGTATCTTCGACTGAATGATCCTAAAAACAGAAACATGCGATCGGCAGCGCTAAAGGATTATTGTGCTGCGATGAAGGATGGAAGCTGGCAGGTGACACATCAAGCTATCGCGTTCGACGCTAGCGGGATGCTGATCGATGGGCAGCACCGTCTCAAGGCTGTCATCATGAGTGGCGCACAGCAGCAAATGTATGTTGCACGGTACGACTCAGAACAGTCAGCCATGAACCTGAGCATTGACAGGAATGCACGACGTTCATTTACCGACATCCTGAAGGGGGATCGCGAGATCGTGGAATTGGCGTCGTTCATGTACTCGGTGGTGATCTACGGCGCGACGCCGACAATCAAACAGGTTGAGTATGCTGTTGATGCAATTCAGGATCAGGCGCGGAAGCTAATCGGCACATGCAGCACGAAGGTGAGGACTCGTGGAAGCGTCTGTGTTCGAGGAGCGGTGTTGACGCAAATGATGCTGAATCCGCATCAGTCGGATGCGATTGCTAACAATTACAGGGCGTTCGTATTGCTCGATTTCGACAACTGTTGTGCTAGTGCGAAAGCGTTTCTAAAGACATTGGACAATTTGTCAGTCAAGCACGGCTCGGATCGAATGCAGGTGCTGTGTCGTGCCTTGAAGGCATTTGACCCGACAAAATTTGACATGAAGGTGAACCGATATGGAGACGCCCACGACGAAAACAAAGACGCGCGTCAGTTAGTGCAGCAGGCGCTGAATCTGTGACTAGACACGGCAAGGGAATCAGCGATTCGAAAGGCAGGAGTAATCCTGCCTTTTTTCATGCGCCACTAATAGCTACGACCCTATTCCAGACAGCACGCCACATTCCGCAAGATGTGGCACATGACCACTCCAGCGGAACAAGTTGACGCCGAAGCACTCAAGGCTGCATCAGTCAGCAATGATGGCGTTACGGTTACGCGCCGTTCATTAACGGAATTGATGGAGTACGAAAAGCACGCTGCCGCACGAACAGCGACGGCAGATATGGCTGGCACCGTGAAGGCGATGTTCTCAAAGATCGTCGCACCGGGAGGCCGCTAACATGGGCATCCTGTCATGGTTCTTCGGAGCCAAGAAGCAACAGCCAGAAATCAAGGCAACGTTTGATCTAGCACAAACGACAGCGGACAACCGAAAGCACTGGGCAAGTGCTGACTCGCTTGCGGCTCGTGCGGCATTATCTCCAGCCGTTCGCAAGGTCGTTCGAATTCGATCGCGATACGAGTCTGAGAATAATTCGTGGTATTCCGGCATTTTGCAGACGGCAGCAAATCACGTCATTGGCGGGTCTGGTCCACGTCTGCAAATCTCCACTGGTAATCCTGAAGTCGATCGACGAATCGAAGCGGCGTGGATTCAGTGGTGTCGTGTTGTCGATTTTCAGGACACTCTGCGACTTGCGTTCGTAACGTACTGGCGAGACGGCGAAGTGTTCTTGATTCGTCGCGATTTGCCATACCGAACGCCGGTTTCACTCGACGTGGCACTGTTCGAAGCCGATCAAGTCGCCGCTCCATGGTCTTCACCCGGATACGGCAATCCATTCGAAGACGACGGAATTCGGTTTGATTCGATCACAAATGAACTTCAATTCTACGTTTACCGGCATCATCCGGGATCGACGGCATACAGCGTCAACACGTTCGAAGGTGATTGGTATCCGGCTCGTCAGGTAGTTGCCCATTTGTTCCGGGCAGAACGTCCTGGTCAGATTCGCGGCGTACCTCGCGCGACGCCTGCACTTCAGACGTTGCCGATCATGCGGCGTCAGGAACTGGCAACGCTTTACAGTGCCGAGACTGCGGCAAACTTCGCGATGTACCTCAAGAGCACGTCACCCGCGCTTGATCCATCATCGTCGCCAGCAGACTTTGCAGAGATCGAGTTGACTCGCAACATGCTGACGACGCTTCCCGCTGGATGGGAAATCGGACAAGTTGAACCAAAACAACCGGGGCCGCTCTATGAGATGTTCCAACGTCAGGCACTTATGTCGTTCTGTCGTTGCACGAACATGCCGTACACACTCGCAGCAGGCACCGGCAAAGACGCAAACTTCTCGTCCTTCAAAGGTGACATGCGTAACGTCTGGGAACCTGAGGTTCGAGTTGAACAGAACCGCATCGAGAACACAATTCTGGAACCTGTACTGAGTTGGTTCCTTGAATCAGCCGTGTTCAGTCCTGGGTTGCTGGCAGGTGCTCCACCGTTTTCCCAAATCGAACACCGATGGCATTGGCCGCCATTGCCGGAACTTGACCCAAGCGAATCGGCGGCGGCGGCTGAACAGCGAATGTTGATTGGGCTTTCTGCTCCGTCGGACGAACATGCAAAAGTCGGTTCAGACTTTAATGCAGTGGTCGCTCGCATGGCGTCAGATTACGCAGTGGATGAGCAAACTGTGCGACAGATGCTCTTCCAGCAAAAGTACGGAGCACTTGCACCAACAGCCCCACAAACCGCTCAGGCTGCAATGCCACAAGGTGAGTATACAAGCCTCGGTCAAAGGGCATTCAACAACAATCAACGCCGCATTCAGAAGGCGATGCAGTCCCTGATTGATGGCTCGCAAACGGCAGCGATGGTTCGCGTAACGCTTCAATCGATCGGGCTTGCACCAGAGCGAATTGACGCACTGATTCAGGACGCTGCCGACGGCAAGATTGATACACCACAGGAGGCAGCATCATGAAGTTCACCGCACAACTTCAACTGATGGCGTCTGAAGGTGGAAAGCCTCGACGCTTCAAGATCCTTGCGTACTCAGGCGGGTTGCTTCCGGTTGATGGATTCGAGCAGCCAGTGATTGTTGATCTTTCCGGGCTGGAAATTCCTGGAGCGATTCCGATTTTGATCGATCACGAAAAGTCGGTCGAGGCAACGCTCGGAATCACGGATTCAATCGACAACACAGGAACAGAATTGCTCCTTACCGGGCAAGTAACGGGACAGAGCCAAAAGGCTCAGACAGTTTTGGCAGCAGATGCAGTTGGCCACAAATGGCAGGCGTCTATCGGTGCCAGAGTAATCGAAAGAGAAGACATCTCAGCAGGGCAATCTGTTGAGGTTAACGGACAGGTGTTTGCCGGTCCGGTGATTGTCGCACGCCGCTCGGTGCTGCGAGAAACGTCAGTCCTGCCAATGGGGGCGGATGCGACGACACAAGTAAACTTGGCGGCATCCGCTGCCAAACATTTGAAAGGGTCAGCGATGACTTTCGAAGAATGGCTTGCATCACTGAAAGTGGATGCCAGCACCATGACACCAGAAGACATGGCCGCTATGCAGTTGGCCTACGAGGCAAAGCAGAAGCCAGCCGTTCCGGTTGCTGCTGCTCCTGCCCTTGCTCCAGCCGCTCCAGTGGTGGCACCAACTGCTGCTGCCGGTGCTCAGTTGGATTTGACTGCAAGCGTCGGTGATTTCCGTAAGGCACACGCTGCCGAGGTTCGCCGAATCGCGGACATTCAGGCGAAGGCTGCGGGATTCCCAGCGATTGCTGCGACAGCAATCGAAGCGGGATGGTCGACTGAAAAGGTTGAACTGGAAGTGATCAAGGCGTCTGCGGCTCGCACACGTCCGACGTCATTCCGTGGCGCTGAGTCAGCGCCCGAGAACATGCCCAATGTTCTCGAGGCCGCTGCGTGCATTACGCGAGGAATCAAGGATGTGGAGAAGCAATTCGACGACAAGACGTTGCAGGCTGCTCACAGTCAGTTCCGTCGTGGCATTGGCCTTCAGCAGATGTTTCTCATGGCTGCTGCTGCCAATGGGATGCCTGTTTCTCCAGGCACTCGTGTAACCTCTGGCAACCTGCGTGAAGTTTTGGCCTACTCATGTGGGCATCAGACCATCAACGCGGCGTTTTCAACCGTCACGCTTCCGGGCATTCTGTCCAACGTAGCCAACAAGGAGTTGCTCCAGGGTTACATGGAAGAGGATACCGTTTGGCGTGAAATCGCTCAGACGAAATCCGTCAGCGACTTCAAGACCGTTACCAGTTATCGCTTGCTGGATGACATGACCTACGAGAAGGTCGGTGCTGGCGGAGTGATCAAGCACGGCAGGATCAGTGAAGAATCATTCACGCGATCTGCTGATACCTACGCCAAGATGTTCACCATCACTCGCCAGGACATCATCAATGATGATATGGGCGCGTTTGATGATTTGCGAGCACGCTTGGGACGCGGTTCGGCGATGAAACTGAATGACCTGTTCTGGGAAACGTTCCTTGGCAACCTTGGAACGATCTTCACCACCACTCGAACCAACTACATCAGCGGTTCAACCACGAACCTCGGAACCGATGGTGTTGGTCTGGGACTGGGCCAAAAAGCATGGCGTCAGCGAACCTCGTCAAGCGCCGATGGTGCCAAACGAGTCGGTGGACGTCCAAAGTATCTTCTGGTTCCGCCAGAACTGGAAACGGTCGCCGATGCACTGTACACCGCTCGCAATGTTGCGGCTGTGAAGGTGAGCGACGCAAACACGTTCGCGGGCAAGTATCAGCCTCTGTGTGCTCCACAGTTGTCTGATTCCTCCATCACTGGTTACAGCACAACAGCGTGGTATCTCATCGGTGACAAAGCAATGGGAAGCCCAATTGTTGTGTCATTCCTTAACGGACAGGAAACGCCAACGGTCGAATCAGCCGATGCTGACTTCAACACGCTGGGCATTCAGTTCCGAGGATACCATGACTTCGGCGTTGACCTCGGTGATGGTTACCTGAACGCGGTCATGAGTAAGGGCGCAGCGTAGTCACTCTGTGACGATGAACATAAGCCAGCCGGGCAGTTCCGGCTGGCTACTTTGAAACATTGATTGGAGTTCTAAATCATGCCTCAAGTACCAGTACAAACGTACTCAGAGGACTGCGCGATTGATTACACGCCAGCCGCAGCAGTCACAGCGGGCGACGTTGTCGTCCTCAATGGAATTGTCGGTATTGCTCCCTGTGATATCGCGGCGAATGACAAAGGTTCACTGCAAATCGAGGGGCTCTTCCGAGTTCCAAAAACCACGGCGGCAATGACTCGTGGCTTGCCGGTTTACTGGAACAGCACGGGCGACCCAGACAACGGAACGTCCGGAACTGGGGCCGCAAACCAGCTTGGCATCGGAGTTTACATGGGCTTGCTTGCCGAAACAGCAGCAAGCGGTGATGACTACGCACTTGTCAATCTCAATGCGATGTACCCAGCACTTGTCGGCGTCGCTTCTGTCACAGCAGCAGGATCAAGCCAGTCCGACGCTGCACAGCTTTACCACGGATTCAATGTGGTAACTGGTGCTGACGGTACGAAGGGTGTGATTCTTCCAACTGCTGTTCCAGGCATGATTGTTTACCTGAAGGGCGTCACGAGTGCCGTTCTGAAGGTTTACGGGAAGACTGGAGCATCAATCAACGGGGGATCGGCGAACGCCGCGTTGAGCCTTACAACGGGCTTGATGCCGTCGATCTTCATCGCGTCCAGCACAACGCAGTGGTACACAATTCCGCTCGTCGCAAGCTGAGGTTTTGAGTGTCCATTGAATCTGACATCAGTGATGCAGTCGATTCCCTGCTTGATGAGTGGGGATCGACTGGCTACTACATTCGCGACAACACCACGACGACAGTCACGGTGCGCCGCAGTGTAGGGCAATCACAGACGATTGAACTCAATGGAACGCTGGTTGAGTACATCCCTGTGGATTTCATTCTG